CCTCCGGCGGCAGTTCCTCCGGCGGCGGCTCCTCCATCCTCCCCGACTGGGATTACGGCACCATTCTGCCCGACGACGAGTTCTGACGCGGCTCTGCCGTCTGCCCGCAGGCACCCAACCCTCAAATCACAGCACAAAACCCCTTCACGGAAGAAAATTTCTCCGTGAAGGGGCTTTTTCATGCCGTTCCGCGGCTTCGGCAGGCAGAATCACCCGTGATCCGGAGTCCGGTTCCTTTCAGACCGGTCCGTCTGCGGCGCGTTGTCCGTTTACAGGGGCTGTGCCTTGCCGTTGACCCCCAGATACACCTCCGTCACCTTGCGGGCGCAGCCGTCCACCCCCGCATAGATCTGGCGAACGGGGCGGGCCACGCCGTCCACGCCGGCATAGATGCCGAACAGCGGCGGCTCCGGCGCGGTGGCGAAGTAGTAGTCACCCCGCACCACCACGGCTCCCGCCGGGGCGGGATAGAGATCCACCGACACGGCGTAGCGGGTGTCCGGCTCCAGTCCCCGGGCCACGAAGAGATTCGTGCCGCTGCCCCAGAAGGAGATTTCCCCCTCACACACCACCTGAAGGGTGTCGGGATGGTACACCAGAATCTCCGCGAGGTGCTTCACCCCCGCTTTCAGGCCCCAGCAGGTGACGGACAGGGTGAAGCCCTCCGGCCTCACGCTCTTCTCCACCACCGAAAGGCCCGTGGTCAGATCCGTCTGCAGCGTGGTGAAGAAGGCGCTGCAGAAGTGATCCGTGGCCGCGCCGTCCACGCAGACGGCGCCGTAGACCCCGTAGCGGGTGAAGGGCAGCAGGTCGGACAGGGAGATCCGCTGCGCCCAGTCCGGCCCGCCGAAGACCTCGCTGGTCCATGTGGGAGGCAGGCGGGTGTTCAGTCCGTCCACCAGACGGTAAAGCCAGAGCTTCACGGTGTAGACCGCGTCCGTCTCGTTCAGCCGGCTGCAGGCGGCGTCCAGCCAGACGTTGGGGCCGGTGACATGATACACCGTCTCCTCCCCGCCGTGGAGGGGCCAGCACAGCCGCACCGGCTCGCCGGCCGCCTGAAACACCGAGCCGTCCGCCCGGTGGAGGATGTCGTGGCTGGCCCAGACCATCCGGTAGCCGTTCTCATCCCCGAAGGTCAGCAGCCGTCCGCTGCCGTAGCGGTTGTCCATGCAGACCCACGCCGTCCCGTCCGCGGGATGGTAGGCCTGAACATGCTCGCCGGTGGCGTAAAGCTCCAACAGGGTGCCGCCGCTCTCCGCGGCGACCTCAAAGGGCGCCGCCGAAGCCAGCGCATACCAGCGCCGGTTCCTCTCCTCCCACAGGATGACCCGATGGGCGAAGCCCTCCGGAGCCGCGTCCCAGTCCGGGGGAAAGTCCGCAAGAACGGTGCCGTTGTAGTCATACAGGTCGCTGACCACCTCCAGACTCAGCTTGGACCGGTAATCCGCCACCGTGACGGCGGCGGCCCCCTTCACGGCGGGGTCCTGCCGGGATGCGGCGGTCACGGTGAAGGCCGGAACGCACTCCTCTTCGCCCACGGTCAGCAGGCCGTCCGGGGTGAGGATGGTGCCGCCGTCGGGGTGGGTTCCGTGCAGCGACCAGCTGACCCACTCGCTGTAAACGCCGGTTCCCTCCACCTTTGCCGTCAATTGGGCGCTTTCGCCGCGGCTCAGGGTCAGTTCCATTGGGAACACCGTCACAGCGGTGACGGCGGCGTCGGGACTGACGGGGTCGCTGCCGGCCCAAAAGAGGGTGCCGTCCGCCCGATTGATGATATCGTGGTTGGCCCAGATCATCTGGTAGCCGCTGGACGTGCCGAAGTACAGCATATCGCCGTCGTCGTAGTGGCTGCCCACATGGATCCACTCCGTTCCGTCCAGGGGGTGGTAGTACTGGCCGTGGTAATCCGTGGCAAAGAGGCCCACCAGACCGGCACGGTTGTCCACGCCGATATCCGCCACAAAGGGTTTTGCCGAAGCCAGCGCATACCAGCGCTGCCGTCTCTCCTCCCACACGATGGCCCGGCAGCCGTACTGGTCGGAATAAGGGCCCCAGTCCGTGGGGAAGTCCGGCAGGATGACGCCGTTATAGCTCCAGTTTGCCATATCTGTTCACCTCATTCGTAGACGAAGAGCAGCTTTCCGCTCTCCAGCGCCGTGACTCCCGCCTCCGGGGCCACGTCGGTGCAGGTGTAGGGCATCTGCTCCGTTGGCACCAGCGCGTCGCCGTCCAGCTCCGCGATGCCGTTCTCCGCGCCCATCAGGCCCCGCAGGTCGCCCATGGTCAGCAGCCCCCGGGAGGAGCCCAGCACCTCCACGGAGGGCAGCTCCTCAAACTGCTCCGTCAGATCCATCCGCACCACCAGCTGGCTGCCTGCCGCCACGCGGAGGCCGCCGTACAGGCGGTACACGCTGTAAAGGATCTCCTCCCCGCCGGAGAGGACGTAGACCCCCGCCTCGGTGAAGTTGTAGTCCTCCGCCGCGTCCGCGGCCACAAGGGTCACCGGCAGGGTCACGACGGACTCCGCCACCTGCCGCTCCCCCACCGCCAGCTGCTGGCGCTCCTCCGCGAGGGTCAGCGCGGTCTCCGCGTCGGTGGAGCCGCTGCCCGCCATCACGCGGCTGACGGTGAGGTTCCCCTCCCCCGCCAGCAGCTTCGTGCGCAGCAGACGGCCCCCGGGGGTATATGCTCCGTGTAAATTCATGCTCTTTCCTCCTCTTTTCAGCTTTCCACGCTTCCGGCCAGCTCCGCGAACACCGCGCCGCTGAGCACGGGATACAGCTTCAGCGTGCCGGTCAGCTCGGTGGTGGGGTTCAGCACCACCTGCAGATGGGCGGGTTTGAATCGCTCAATGGCCTCCTCCAGCGCCGTGATGCCGGCGCCGTCGGAGAAGGCGCCCCGCACCACCACCCGGTAGTTGGCAAAGTCCTCCTCCACCGACACGGCGGCCGCCCCGCCCACGGTGATGGCCAGCTGCCGCAGGGCCTCGGGGGTAAAGGGCCGCTCGCCTCCCGTGAGGGCGGCGCGGACGCGGCCCCTGCGGGTGGCCAGATCCCCCAGAGAGGACAGGCCGTAGTCCTGCTCCCAGAGCATCAGCCCCGTATCCGCCGTGGAGACCGTCAGCTGATCGTTCCTTGCCGCCGTTTCCGCCTCCAGACGGGCCTGCTCCCCCTCTGCGGCGGCCAGAACCTCCCCGATGGGGGAGATTTTTACAAAAAACTCCGGCAGACGCTTCCTCAGTTCGCTCATTCTGCTTCCTCCTCAGCTTCCGCCTTCGTCCGCACAGGCGACCCTGCGCGTCCTCTTCCCACACGACCCGCTCCGCTTACTGTCTCGCGCTGCGGCGCTCCCAGTATTTCCGTCACCAGTGAAAAGCTTTTCACTGGTTCCTCCTTGGTCTCGTGCGGGAGCCCTTTTTTTACCGAAAACACATCATTTTTTCTCATTCTGTACCCTCCGCCAAGTCGACGAAGCCCACCACGGCCACGGCGGTCTCATCCAGCGCAATGCTCTCATAGCCGCCGTTGAGGGTAAAGCCCGCCACGTCCGACACGCCCTCGGTGTCCAGCAGCAGACTCAGCACTCTGGCGTAGCTGACAGCCTCCGTCCGCAGGGCGGTTTCCTTGCAGTAGGCGGTGAGACGCTCCGTAAAGGCGGCCTTCACGGTCTCCAGCGCCGCGCCGGAGGCCAGCTTCACCTCGGCCGCCGCCTCCAGCTTCACCTCCAGGGCTCCCAGCACCCGCACATCGGCGCCGATGGGGCGGTTTTCCTCCACGATCTGCCGCGCCGCCTCCAGAACGCTGTTTGCGGGGCATTTGCCCTCCAGATTCACCGCCACAAGGTCCACGGTGCCCGCGCCCCGGTTCAGGGGCAGCACGCGGATGCGCAGAATGTCCGGCACCTGGGCGCACCACGCCCCGTAGTGGTCGGCGTTGCCGGAGGCGGGGCGGGCGGCCAGCGCCTCCAGGGCCCGCTCCCGCAGCTCCTCGTCGCTCTCGCCGCTCTTGCGGTCCACGCCCCGGTCGGCGCAGACCCGGGTCAGCCAGTCTCCCGCGGCAGTGGAGACAAAGGCCCGCTGCTCCAGTCCGTCGATCTCTGTGCTCCACAGCTCCGCCATGGCGTCGGCGCAGGCCCGGAGCACATCGCCGGCAAAGCTGCCCTCCGCGGTGCTGCCGGGGCCGGAATAGGCGGCGGTCAGCCGCTCCAGAATCGCCTCTTTGGTAAACATCAAGGCAGTTGCACCTCCTCATCAAATGCATCGTACACGGTGTGAACGGTGAAGCGCACCGTCACAGCCGCTCCGGTTCGGGTAAACGCGAACCCGTCCACCCCCGTGAGATAGGGGGACACCAGCAGCGTCTCCCGGATCTCCTTCCGCAGCCGGTTCTCCAGAATGCCCCGGTCCATGCTCTCCCCCACCAGCTCCGCGAATTGATTGCCGTAGTCGGCGCTGTGGGCGGAGAACCAATGCCGCACACTCTGGGCGTGCAGGGCGCAGCGCACCCAGTTTTTCAGGGCCTTCGCGCCGGAAATCAGATAGGGTTTGCCGTCTCTGAGCGCGAAGCAGCCCCGCTCCCAGTCCACCGCCCAGTCGCGGTACAGGGGCAGCTCCGCGGCGCTTTCCGCGGAGACTGTATCCCAGTCGGGAAAAATCATACGACTCCCTCCACTTCAAACAGCACCAGCAGCCCACCTTCGCAGGGCAAAAGTGCCAGGTTTTGTCCAATTTGTTCCACGTGAAACATTTTTCCGGCAGGAACGATCAGTCCACGGGTGATTTCCCGCCCTCCCACGCGGATCCGGAGGGGCTCCACGCCGGTGAGGGTGCCGAAGAGACAGCCGCCGCTCTGCCGCGCCCCGTCGGGCCGCAGCAGCTCCAGAAGCTGCGCGTAAACATTGCCGTTTTTCATGTGCGGATCCACTCCAGTGTCAGATTCGTTGTATACAGGCCCCGCTCCCACAGGTGAGCGGCGCCTGCGACGGCATAGACGCCGTCCAGTCCCCAGTCCGGGCGGTGCAGCTCCACCGCGCAGCCGCACCGGTAGTTCAGATCGCCGAGGATCAGCACCTCTCCCGCCCTTTCAAGGCCCCTCAGGGCGTTTTTCGCCTGCTGAGCGGGGGAAGTGCCGTCTTTGGCCAGAACGGCCTGAAACCGGCCGTAACGGCTGATTTCGGCGGGGTTGTCCGCCGTGGCCAGCACCGCGCCCGTGCGGTCCGTGACCAAAGCGCGGTTCACCATGGCCCCCAGCGTGGCCGTTCCCTCCGCCTCCAGCACCCGGGCGGGGTCCAGCGGATAGACGGTGTAACCGCTCTTCGTCACGCAGAGGGCGCCGTTCCGAAGGTCAATCTCCCGCTGCTCCCCCACCGCCTGCCGCAGAACGGCAAATGCGCTCGTGCCGCTGCCGCAGGAGATGCACTTCCAGCCGCTCTCCGTCTCCACGGTGCCCGTGGGGATGCCCAGCTCCCCGGCCACCTGCCCCACGATGGCGGCAGGAGTGCCGCAGAACACCCCCGTCAGCTCGTTGCGGGTGAGGAAGATCCCCCGGTCATAGGCGGTGATCTCCGCCTGATGGGGACTGCGGCGCAGCGCGTGGATGCTTCCGAGGAACACTTCCGCCCCGTCGTCGTCCAGCAGCCGCACCGTGTCCCCCACGGAGAGGGACAGCTTCTGGAAATAGGTGTCCTCCGCCGCGGTGCAGAGGGTGGCGGAGAGGGTGGCACAGGCCTCGCTGCGGATCTTGCGCAGCTCCATGCGGCCTAAGACAGGCAGCACCATTTGGCTGTTGATATACAGTCTCACAGCGTCAGCACCCTCCCCACGGCCAGTTTTTTCGGGTCGGAGACGCCGTTCTTCTCCGCCAGACCGCGCCACAGCGCCCCGTCCCCGTAGAAGCGGGCGGCGATGGCCCAGAGTGTGTCTCCGGCCCGGACGGTGTAGCTCTGGGGCAGGACGCGCTCATCCTCCCGGACTCCGGAGGAAGCCGCGCCGCTCCCCTCCCCTGCCGCGGATGCAAGGGCCGCCGTGAGGGCCGACTTGAGTTTATACTCCCGCAGTGTCAAAGCCAGCCCCACGTCTTTGTCGCCCTCCCGCAGCACCTCGGTGATATCCTCGATGAGGAATGCGTCGTTGATGTCGCTCTCCGAAATGATGAGGCGCACGGGGTCGCCGGAGTCCTGCCACCGGCGCAGCTCGCTGAGGGCCGTGTCGGGGGAAACGCCGCCGAAAAAGGGCGAGTCCTCCGAGGGCAGAAAGGTGACCAGTTTCACCTCCCGCAGCCCCCGTCCGCCCCATGCGTTCACCGTTCCTCCCAGGGCCAGCGGCAGCACCCGGTTCACATTGGGGCGGGAAATGGTCAGCTCCTGCGGATTTACTGTAAAGGTAATTCGCTTTTCACCGTTGTTATGCCATAACAAAATTGTCCGAGTATTCACCAAAACCCCTCCTATCGCACCTGTCCGGCCCGCAGAAGGGCCTCCGCCAGCCGCCGGGCCGCCTGCTCCGGCAGTTCCGACTCAATTTCGTGCAGCATTTCCCGCACTTCCGACCTGATTTCGTGCAGTCCCCTTTGCAGTTCCGACTTGATTTCGTGCACCATGCCCGCCGGTTCCGACTTGGTTTCGTGCACCCCTCCTGCGGATTCCGACTCAGTTTCGTGCAGGAGGCTCCCCCTCCCCTGCCCGAAATCCGATGTCATTTCGTGCAGATTCCGCAGTCCGCCCGCCCGAAATTCCGACCCGGTTTCGTGCAGACCGCCTCTCCCCCGATTCCGCAAATCCGACTCGATTTCGTGCAAATCCGGTTTCTCTCCCGCCGCCGCAAAAACAGATTGGCAGAATTCGTCCTCGTCCCGCACAAGAATTTGTGCAGGTCTGCTGGACATTTCCCCAAGAATTTGTGCTTTTTTGTCCGTACGGTCTGAGGGGGCAAAGATTGTCTGCTCACCGGGAAACTCATGTGAGTCTTGTCCGCTCGTCTCAAAATTCCCCTTCGGAGCCTGCACGGAGGAAGGTCGGATTTCTCCCTCCGCGGCAGGGGAGTCCTTTCCGGAAAAATCCGACTGCACGGATTGAGGTCGGATTTTCGAAATTGCCTCCGCCGATCCCTGCACGGATTGAGGTCGGACTTCGGACAATCCGCTCCGGCCGCCCGTCAGGGACAGTTCGCCGCCGGACATTCCGCTGAGCTCCAGAATCGTCCGGGCGGCTGCGTCGGTCTCGTCGTCGGTGAGGTAGGCGGTGATCTCGTCCGGACGGAACAGGCTGCCCTCGCTGCGCAGCGTCTCACCGGCCCTTTGCAGTTCCCGGCAGGCGGCGTAGAGGAGGGCGCGGCTGTCGGACAGGCCCGCGCAGTCGGCGGGGGACAGGGCCTCCACCGTCAGAAGGCCCAGTTCGCCGCAGTCCACCTGCGCGGTGCCGCCCTTTCGGGCGGTTCGCTGACGCAGAATGTCCGTCAGAGCCATCAGTCCGCCACCTCAATGCGGTCCAGACACCGCAGATCGGAGGGTCGGAAGGTGAAGGGCAGCTTCTGCTGGTTCACCTGACCCATCTTGTAGCCGATGAAGGGCAGCTCCGTGAAGGCCACATTGCTGACGCTGTAGCGCTCCTCCATGCCGCCCACGGCGTCGGGGTCCTTCAGGGCCGTGGTGATGGTGCAGCGCTTGTCCACGCCGCTTTTCGCCTGCTCCAGCACCTCGAAGAAGCGGGTATAGACCTGCTTGAGGGTCATGGTGCCGCTGCCGGAGTAGCCGGTGATCTTGCTGTCCACGTCCATGCCCATCTGGACGCGCTCCCGCTGCACCCTCACGGTGAGGGTCAGCTCGCTGAGCTCGGCGATGGGCGCGCCGTCCACCCAGACCTGGGCGAAGGAGCCGGACAGGGTTCGATTTGCCTGAATATTCATGTATTCCTCCCAATTTTGATTTGAAATCCCGCTTTATCCGCCATCCCCGGGGTGGGGTATCCAAAGGGGAGGGGCCTGCAGGCCCCTCTCTTTTGGCCATTAGGGGGTGTGGGGGCGGGATTGGAACGCCCCCACGTTTCTCTTCAGGGGTGGGGGGAAAGCGGCGAAGTGCCGCCTGTGGCGGATACAGCGAGCCGCTTTCGAGGAAGTGCCGCGATTGGCGGGCACCCTGTGCCCGGGAATCGCAATGGCACGACGGTGGGCAAAGGTTCTCTTTTCAAAAGAGAATGTCCCCCCAAAGTTCCCGTGCCATGTTAATGGCACAAAAGGGTTTCCATCACATTGCAATGACCAGATACAGGTCCTCCATGGCGTCGCAGAAGGTCAGAGAGGCCTCCAGAAACACCTCGCTGCCGGTGTTGGCGCGGAGGATCTCCCCGTCGGTCATGCCGGAGGTGTCGGTACCGTGGCTCTGCAGCCACTCCTTCTGCCCCTTGAGGGACACGGCGCAGCGGTTGTCCGCGGTCTTGTCCAGCACCTCGCCGGCAAGGCCGGCAAAATAGCCGTTGATGGCGGTGACCAGCAGCAGCTTGCTGTCGTAGTCGTTGGGCACCTGGCCCACGTAGCCCTTCTCAAAGGCCGCGGAGATGTCGCTGCGGATCAGGTCAATGCCCTCCAGAATCTTGATTTTCTGGAAGGGCGCGCCCTTTTCCGCGGTCAGCGTGGTCAGGGAAGTGACCGCGCGGCCCAGACGGCAGCCGTTCCGGCCGCTGACGATGATCAGCTTGCCGTCCCTGACGGCAGCGTCGGGGTCGTCATAGCCGCCGCAGGAGACCACCTCGGGCAGGGAGGCGTAGGTGGCGCTGTGGGTGAGGGGCAGCGCCGCCAGCAGTCCCGCGATGCGGGCGGTGTAGTTCTCGGGGGTGACGGCGCCGTCCTCCAGCACCAGATCGGACGCCCACAGGTTCACGATGCCCTCGCAGTCGGGGGCGTCCGCATTGGCCACCACGGCCTTGACGGTTCGGCCCTGTCCGCGGTAGTAGCGGATGGCCTCCGTCAGAAACTCCGGCGCCATACTGGGGGCGGCCACCCAGTCGAAGTCGAGACGCTCCAGCACCGTTTCGCTGACCTCCGCGGCGCGGGCCACGATAACCCTTCTGGGCGCCGCCATGAAGGCCAGCGCGATGGTGCGGTAGTTTTCGGCGGTAAACAGCGCCTGCGGCACCTCGCTCAGGGTCTCGTAGGTGCCGATGGCCTCGCCGCCTGCGGTGCTGTCGTCCAGCACCAGACAGACCACGCCCCGTTCAGAGCGTCGTACGGCGGACGCGGCCGCCGTTTCAAAGGAAATAAAAATTTCGGGCAAGCCCACTTTGCAATTCCTCCTCGCAAATTACATATCCTTCGCTTCCGGCTGAAGCCGAAAGCTCGTTTCTCCGCGCTAAGAGCCGGGCTTTGCCCGGTTGCGCTCTCGCACACCCGCCTGCGGGCGGGCGTCATTCCATTGCTCGTCGGCTTCCTCCGCAACCGCTGCCGCTGGGTTGCGTCGGAGAAAAGACGGGGGAACGTTCTCGTAAATTCCATATCGTCATTTTTCTGATGCAGGCATTCCCCCACAAGGAGTGTGCTGCAGCAATCAGCAGCTTTGCCGCTGAGGAATCCGGCCCCCATTTTTCTTTTCGTCATGCCGAAAAGAAAAACCGCCGCCGGAGCGGTGAAAAAGAAAAGGGCGCTGGCCGGCAAGCGGCTCCGCTGCCGCCGCTTGCGGCAAATACGGGAGTGGAGTGAGCCGGTGCGTCGTCGACACAAGCTCCACATCCCTCGCCCTGCCCTGTCGGACAGGTTTCGTCCGTTTCGCTGTGTCTCCTCTCCCCACCGAAACCGCTTAGCCGGGTTTCGGCGGGGGCCCCAATGGCAGCCTCCTGCCGGGTGCGCTGTACCCCTTCCTTGAAAAACTGCGTCCCCGCAATCGGAAGTACAGCCAGGAATTGAGGTGCTTACCGAAAGGACTTGCGTCTCTTTCCGCTGCCGCTGCCTTGTTTCTTTGATGGAAAGCGGCGAAGCGCCGCCTGTGGCAGAACAAGTGAACCTGCCTCCCGCTGTACTCCCCATACCGGCACCAGAAGGATCACTCCCCGCGCCTCCGGCCCTCCGCCGGAGGCTTTTTTGCGGCCCGTTACACCCCGAAATGCAGGGTTTTCATGGCTTCCGCCGGGGTTTCTCCCGCCGCAAAGGGGGATTCCACCGCCGCGCACACCTCCAGCGAGAAGCACACTCTGTCCTCCTCCACGCGGATGTTCAGCGGATGCAGAACCCGCCTTTCGCCGTTTTGCTCCATGGGGATTCCCCCCAGCAGAAGGGGCACCAGACCGGACAGCAGCGCGGGATTGCCCGTCCGCTCCCGGTCGGCAGCGGCTGTGACCGTCACCTCATAGGCGTGCTCGGCCAGCCGTCCGCCCGCCAGCAGCACGGTGCCCTGTTCCTCCGCGCTGACCGCCAGCAGGGGGTATTCCCCCCGCACATTGGAGCGGCCGCAGACGGTTTTCACGCCTGTTTCCCCCTCCAGATGGGCCGCCACGGCGGCCTGAATGTTCTTCATCTCTCACATTCCTCCGTCTCACATGAGTCTCGTCCGGGGCAAATCCCTGCCCGTAAGGAACGCGCCTGATGCTCCGCTCCCGTTTTGCGCAGAATGACCGCAGGGCATTTTGACGGCCCGGGCGCCTTTTTCTTACACCGGGCGCGGCGCGTTCTTTTTGGGCAAAACCAAAAAGAATGGGGGGCGCATAAGGGGTCTGCCGCCGGCGGACGCGAAGCATACGGGAACCGGAGCGGCACAATGGTGAGCAGGTCACGCCATGACCCATGGCACGCCGACCGTTCCCGCAGGGCCCTGTCACCCC